GAAAACGCTGGTACATGGGGTGAAAATACAAATAATAACTTAAACTTAATTCAACAAGCAATCGCTGGATACGAAGCAGTAGCTCTAACTGATGGTGGAACTGTTGCTCTTGCAATGACAGATAAAGCTTTATCTAACGCAAGAAACATGGTTATTAAATTTACTGGAACTTTGACTACAGCATCAACTGTAACTATTCCAGATTCAATTGAAAAATTTTATATTTTTGATTGTTCTGCAGTTGTTGCACCAACAAATCTTACAATTAAAACTGCAAGTGGAACAGGTTTTACATTAGACAGAGCTGCAATCTATGCTGCGTATGCTGATGGAACAAATTTAAATGAAATATCTTTAGATACATTAGGTGGAACTGTTGCTGCAGCTCAAGTAACTCCAGCAGGTTCCGATACACAAATTCAATTTAACGATGGTGGTGCATTAGGTGCATCATCTAATCTAACTTGGGATGATACTAATTTAACAATAGGTTCAGCAGCAGGTGCAATAAAATTAACTGACTCTGATCAATCTCATTCAGTTTCTTTAAAAGCTGGTGCAATGACAGCAAACGCAACTTTTGTTTTACCAACAGCCGATGGAACATGTGGACAAGCTTTAACAACCGATGGCAGTGGAAATTTATCTTTTGCTGATGCAGGCGGTGGAGCTATCACTTGGGATACTACAGCTAAAACTACAACTGTTACTGCAGTTGCAGGTAATGGTTATTTTGTTGATACAACATCAGGATCAGTAACCGTAAATTTACCTGCTGGAAGTGCAGGAGATCAAGTTGCAATTGCAGATTACGCAGGAACTTTTCAAAATAATGCATGTACAATTACCCCTAATGGAACAGATAAAATTGGTGGAACAAACGCATCAGCAGCTTTAATTCAAGAAGGCCAAGGTGCAACTTTTGTTTTCGTAGATTCTACACAAGGTTGGTTAGCGGTAAGTGATGCTACATCAAACCCAAGAGCTAGTGATTATATTGTAGCTACAGGTGGAACAGTAACAGAATGTGGAGATTTTAAAACACATATTTTTACAGGCCCAGGAACTTTTAGTGTTACTTCTGGTGGAAGTGCATGTGGGTCTAACACAGTTGAATATTTTGTCCTTGCTGGCGGTGGTGGGGCAACAGGTGCCTCAGGATCAGGCGGAGGAGGCGGAGGTGGTTATAGAACCAACTATCCAGGTTCCGCTCCAATATCAGCAGGTGCTTTTCCAATTACAGTTGGTGGAGGTGGTAGTTGTGCCTCTGGTTCAAATTCAGTTTTTTCATGTATCACTGCTGCAGGAGGCGGTAGAGGTGGTAGTGCTTCTGGATCTCAAGGAGGTTCGGGTGGTGGAGCAGGTGGAGCATTCGTTCCAGCTCAACCAGGGCCTTTTACTCATTGTGGTGGTGCAGGTAATACACCTCCTGTAAGTCCCTCTCAAGGTAATCCAGGAGGACAAGGGTTTTATCAACCAGGTCCTCCAGCTTACAGAGGTGGTGGAGGCGGAGGTGCGTCTCAAGCAGGAGAACCAGGTTCTCAACCAAAAAAAGGTGGAGATGGTTCACCTTTATCTCCAACAATGATAGGTGCTTGTGCTGCAAGTTATGGAACACCAGGGCCAGCTCCAGGAAGATGGTTTGCTGGTGGTGGCGGTGGAAACCAAACTTTTCCATGTAACGTCAGAGGAGCAGGTGGAGCAGGCGGTGGAGCTCAAGGTGGAACATTTGATGGAACTACTAATACTGGAGGTGGCGGTGGTGGAGGAACATTATCACCTACTGTAACTACACCTCCAGGCAATGGTGGTAGTGGAATAGTAATGATAAGATATAGGTTTCAGAATTAGGAGTATATTATTATGGCACATTTTGCAAAAATTGGTTTAAACGGAAAAGTCATGCAGGTACTTACACTAAATAATAGTGATATGTTAAATGCTGATGGAGTAGAAGATGAAGTAGTAGGTCAACAATATTTAGAACAACACAATAATTGGCCTGCACAAATGTGGATCAAAACTTCTTACAATACAAGAGCAAATCAACACAAAGAAGGTGGAACTCCTTTTAGAGGCAACTACGCAGGTATTGGTTTTATTTGGGATGAAGACAATGAAATTTTTTGGCCTAAAAAACCTTACGCTTCATGGGTAAAAGATTTAACAACTGCTACTTGGAAATCACCAATTGGTGATGCTCCTGCATTAACTTCTGAACAAGAATCACAAAATACAGCTGCAACTCACAATTGGCTTTATGTTTGGAATGAAGAAAACCAAAGTTGGGATTTGACAAATATTTTAGCTTAATATATACCTCTTGAGGTATGCACAAAGAAGTTTTATCTGAACAAGCAATTTACTTTAGTGATGTTACAATGCCTAAAGGTTTTGAAATTGATCGTGATAAATTAACTTCTGATATTTTACAATCAGTAACTAAAAAATTAGAAATGTCATTTTCTAAAGATTATGACATGTTGAACACTTATGTTAAAGATCACATAGAAGTTGAGTACAGCATTAAATTAATAAATAAAGAAAAGTTTGGAACTGTATATAAACCAAAGCAAATGTCTGCACCTCTTTTAAATGTAAATCCTGTAGATTTAAAAAATTCAGCTGACTACACTATGCTTTATGGGGTAAAAACTGAAAACTGTATTGTTAAAATTTACTATGATGACAACAGACGTAAAAACAAAAGTTATAATTTTGAATTAAAAAATAATATGTTTTTATTGTTTCCTGCTACCAATATGTATGTTATATCTAATGAACAAAAAGATTCATTAAATTTTATTCAAACAATTACTTATGAATCTTTCTAATCATTATTGGTATTTTAAATCTGCTTTGTCACACAAACTTTGTGATGATATTATAGCTTATGGTTTATCTGAAAATGAAGATATAGGAAGAATAGGAAATACTTTAGAAAACACATCAGAATTAAATAAAGATCAAATAAAAAAAATTAAAAAGAAAAGGAATTCAGATATAGTGTGGTTACATGAAAATTGGATTTATAAAGAAATACATCCTTTTATTCATATGGCAAATAAAAATGCGGGTTGGAATTTTCAATGGGATTCTACTGAAAGACTACAATTTACTAAATATAAACTAAACCAATACTATGATTGGCATACTGATGCTTGGGCAGAACCTTATAAAGATAATGGTTCTTTTACTGGAAAAATTCGCAAATTATCTGTTACTTGTCAATTAACAGATGGTTCTGAATATGAAGGCGGTGAATTAGAATTTGATTTTAGAGATTACGATCCTCACATGAGAGATGAATCTAAACATTTAAAACAAGCAAAAGAGATATTACCCAAAGGATCTATTATTGTATTTCCTTCATTTTTATGGCATAGAGTAAAACCAGTAAGGAAAGGAGTAAGATATTCATTAGTAGCTTGGAATCTTGGATATCCACATAAATAAAATGAGAATAGATAATTACTTTCAAACACCTATATGGTCGGAACAAAAACCAGAATTTGTAAAAAAATTAAACAATGCTTCAAATAAATATATTACAGAAGCAAGAAAGAAAGCAAAAGATTACATTAAAGAATATGGAGATTTTGGTAGAAGCTATCATTCAACTTCTTTAATTGAAGATAATGATTTTTTAGATTTTAGAAATTATATTGCTGAAAAATCTTGGGAATTTTTAGATTGGCAAGGTTTTGATATGCAGCAATACACAACTGGGTTTACTGAATTATGGGTACAAGAATTTTCTAAAAAAGGAGGAGGTAATCACTCTGCTCACATACACTGGAATCAACATGTATCTGGATTTTATTTTTTAAAATGCAGTGATAAAACTTCTTTTCCAGTATTTCACGAACCTAGAACAGGGGCACGTGCTACAAAATTAAAAATGAAATCAACAACAGTCGCAAAACCTGGCACTGAATTAATACATTATAAACCAACACCAGGTACATTAATTATATTTCCTGGATACTTAGAACATGAATTTTTAGTAGATCACGGAAAAGAACCTTTTAGATTTATTCATTGGAATATACAAGCTTTTCCTAGAGAAATAATAAATGAGTAAAATTAAAATAATTGATAATTTTTTGATTGAAAATGAATTTAAAAAAATTCAAGATGAAATAATGGGTTCTTATTTTCCTTGGTACTACAATAAAGATATGACTTTTAATGAAGATAATAATATTTATTTTACTCACAATGTATATAAAGCTCCTGATTTAATAAGTAGATATTTTGATTTATTTGGAAGTGTGTTAAATAAATTAAATACGAAATCTTTATTAAGAATAAAGGCTAATATGTATATTAGAGAAAATAAAAAAAGAAAACACCTCAATCATGTAGATTATAATTATCAACATAAAGGTTGTCTATTATATATAAATGATAACAATGGTGAAACTTATTTTGGTAAAGAAAAAGTTTTACCTAAAGCCAACAGAGTTGTTCTTTTTGATCCAAGTACAATGCACAGCAGTTCAAGTTGTGATGATAGCCCTGTAAGAATAACTATTAATTTTAATTATTTTTAAAATGAATTTCAAAAAAAACAAATACGCAATAATACGAAATACAATATCAAAAGACTTAGCAACTTTTTTAGCTAATTACTTATGTGTAAAAAAACAAGTTTATGACACATGTATTGAAAATACTTATATTTCAAGATTTGAAACAATTTTAGGAGGATATGAAAATAAAAAAGGCCAAGTTCCAAATACATACTATACTTATGCAGATATTGCTATGGATACACTTTTACTAAAGTGCCAACCAATAATGGAAAAAACAACTTCTTTAAAGTTATATCCCGCTTATACTTATGCAAGAGTGTATAAAAAAGGAGATGAATTAAAAAGACATAAAGATAGATTTAGTTGTGAAATATCAACTACCATGAATTTAGGTGGGGATGAATGGCCAATATATTTAGAACCAAATGCAAAAAAAGGTTATGAAGAAAATAATATTTATTTTCCAGGATATACAAAAGGGGTAAAAATAATTTTAAAACCAGGAGACATGTTAGTTTATCGTGGATGTGATTTGGAACATTGGAGAGAAAAACTAAAAGGAAAAGAATGTGTTCAAGTATTTTTACATTACAATAATAAAAAAACACCAGGAGCAAAACAAAACATTTTTGATGGTAAACCTCATATAGGACTACCTGAATGGTTTAAGAAAAAAAGTAAATGATTGTTTGTGGCATTAACATTGGTCACTACCCTTCTTTAACTTTAATGAAAGATGGAAAAATTATTTATTACAATGAAGAAACCAAAGCTTCTCAGAAAAAACTTACCAGTGGTATACCCTACTATTGTTTAGATCAAATTAAAAATTACAAAATAGATTATATATACTCAACTTCTTATAATTGGGAAAAAGTAGAACTTACTAATTTAAAAAATTATTTATTCTATAAAAAAATATTAAAAGAAACCCAAGAAGTTTTTTGTCTTTGGCACCCTCACCATCTAACACATCTTTTTAAAGCTTATGTTGACTCTGGTTTTAAAAAAGCAAGAGTTTTCGTAATTGATGGTAGGGGGAGTAATTGGGGAAACGGTTTTGAAACCTGCAGCATTTACGACATTGAGGAATATAAAATTGATTGTATTTATAAAAAAATTTATACAAAAACTAAAAATTATCAAAATTCTAATTTTAATGGAATTGGTATGGGTAAAAAAACTATAATTGAACTTACTAATAAAATAGATTTAGGATTATTTTATGATTACATTTCTACTAAATTTGGTTATCAAAATGCAGAAGGTAAATTTATGGGGTTAACATCTTACGGTAAAACTAATTACAAATTATTAAATTATCTAGAGAAAGATTTAAATGAAAACAAATTTAAAGATTTACCAGTAAATGTAGATGCTGCAAAAACATATCAAACTTATTTTGAAAATAAATATCAAGAATTAGTGCAAAAATTTAAAGCACCTTATATGATTTTTACAGGAGGAACTGCATTGAATGTAGTTAATAATTATAAACTTAAAAAGTTATTTCCCAAATCAAAAATGTATTTTGAACCTTTATGTGGTGATGAGGGAAATTCAATTGGTGCAGCTTACTATCATTATTTATCTAATAATAAAAAAGTATATCCTAGTAAAAATATATTTATTGGAAGAGAAATTAAAATAAATAAAACTTTATTAAAAGAAGAAAATATTAAATCTGTTTCAATTAAAGAAGTAATTAATTTATTAAAGAAAGGTGAAGTTGTAGGTCTTGTACAAGGAAAAGCAGAAGGTGGGCCAAGAGCTTTAGGTAACAGAAGTTTATTATTAGATCCAACAATAAAAAATGCAAAAGATATAATGAATAAAATAAAAAAAAGAGAATCTTTTAGACCCTTTGCATGTTCTATATTAGAAAAAAATTATCATGAATATTTTGAAATAGATAAAAAAGAAAAATCTCCATTTATGATGGTTGCTCCCCAAGCTAAAAACAAAGCAAAAATCAAAGTGCCTTCTATTATACATGTTGATAATACTTGTAGAGTTCAAACAATAAATAAAGATAATAAACATTTGTATAAAATATTAAAATGTTTTAAAGTACCCGTCATAATGAATACATCTTTTAATTTAGCAGGTTATCCAATGATAGAAAAATTTGAAGATGTTTTATTTACTTTAAGAAATTCTTATTTAAAGTATGTTTATTTCCCAGATGAAAATCAATTAATTATAAAAAAATGAAATTTACTTATTACTTTTTAAACGATTATTTAAATAAAGAAGAAATTAAAAAAATTAATGATGTGTTTAGAAATAAACCAAATAATTTTCATAAAAAAGCACCAACTACAAAAACATCAACAGCTAAAGAAATACCATATGATGAAATAGGTAAAATTAAAAATATAGAATACACTATAAGTTATTTAAATAGATTGGTTTTTGGATTTGATTTGTATGAAAACATTTATGATGGCGTAGTACAAAATAAATATACTAATAAAGGTCAATATAAATGGCATTATGATGGAGAGCCTTACGATGTAAATTTTACTATTAAATTAACTACTCTTATTAATGTTTCTGAAAAAAAATATACTGGTGGTAAATTTATGATTTTTGATGGCAAACCCTTACATGCCAAAGAATTTGATAAACCGGGGACATTAATATGTTTTCCCTCTTTCTTTTTACATAGAGTAACTCCAGTAACTAAAGGAGAAAGAACCACAATAACTATATTTAAATCAGGGCGTTGGTGGAGATAGTTATCTTTATAAGGTACATTGATTATGCTATAATGCCTTATGCCATTAACAAATGTACAAATAAGACCTGGATTTAATAAACAAGTAACAGCTACAGGAGCCGAAGGTCAATGGACTGACGGTGACTATGTTAGGTTTAGATACGGATTACCTGAAAAAATAGGTGGTTGGGAACAAATATCTAATAAAACGTTAGTTGGTGCTGTTAGAGAACAATTAGTTTGGGCTGATTTAGATGGTAGATCATATGCAGCTTTAGGATCAAATAAAGCTTTGTTTATATATTATTCAGGAGCATTTTTTGACATCACTCCATTAGATTCCGCTATAACTGGTTGTACTTTTGATACTACAGATACATCAGCAACAGTCACTG